TCATACGTCCTCCCCCAAGTAGCGGAATCCCTGCACGGCGCGCAAATGGCCGCCAAAGCCTGAACCGGCATCCGCTCCCATTGTTTTGCGCAGGCTGGCGGATGAACGCGCTTTGCTGCCGCCGTGGAGCTGCGCCGATACTTGTGTCCATTTCGGGTCACGGCGCAGGGCGGCGGCAAGACCGGGATGACTGGTGTGGAAAAGCGTGCGCAGCGGGCGCGCGTAGCGGTTGTCGCCGTCTAACCAAAGCTGGCAGCAGCCGTTGAGGAAGCGCATTCCTACGCCCGCGCCTTGCCATTCTGGCATGACTACCAAGCGGCAGGCACGCGCCTCGGCCATGCCGGGGCGTGTGGAGAAAGCGATATGGGCTACCGGCTGTCCTCTGACCAGTCCCATGTAGTGGGCGGAGGCTACCATTGGCGGCAGGTCTAGATAGTGATGCGACGCAAACAGGCGCCAGTCGGTCTGACGGCAAGGGTATATTTCCAGGTCGATGCGTGGGCGTTGCCTAGCCCACCCCCATTGGAATGCGCCGCTCTCGGTGTCAAAAACCCAGTCTGGCTGTATCCAGTCAAGGATGTCGTAATGGCAGGATAGCAGTACGGTTTGTGGTCGCCCGGCGATACGCCGCCAGCTCTTGGCAAATGCGCCCGCACCTACTTGTGCAATCTGCCGGTCAACCACAGAGGAAAACTCATCCAGTACGGCAAACGCAGGCGCCTCGCAAATCAGGCGGGCAAGATTGGCACGGAAGCGCTCACCGTTGGAAAGGACGTGGTAGGGGCGCAGCCAGCTGGGGACGGTACCAAGCCCTACTGAGGCCAGCGCGGCGGTTACGTCATCAAAACTACCATCGGGGGCAATGGCATCGACAATCGGACAATCGCGCGGCCATGTCGGGGCATAGAGTTTGCCTAATCGCTTGCCGATGCTGGTTTTACCGCTGCCAGATGGTCCGACGATAACGCCAATTTGCCAAGGCCGTGCGTCCAATGGCAACGCCGCCTCGATATGTACGTCGGCGCCGTTTTCAACGTTAAACAGGGATTTGACCCGTGCCGCGCGGTAGCTGTCAAAATCGGTGCAATGGTGGTGGATGGTGATGGTGGTCATACGTTGACCACCTTGAGACTGTAACCTTCTGCACGCAGCCGTTCGTAGGTGTTGCGCTGCTCGGTTTCGTCTGTGCAGCGGATGATGACTGCATATTGTGGCCGGTACTTAAAGCCGTTTTTGCCATATTTCATGGGCGTCAGGAGCTCCTGTTGTCTGACGCTCGGCGGCATTCTTGTAGGTGATGGTGTAGAGCCGCTTGCAGCGCGGGCATTTAATCGCGATGGTGCCGCGCAGGTCACGACTTTCGGCGAGTAATTTGTTGCAGGTGCAGCGGTGTTGCATGGTCGGCATGTGTCCTCTTGCGTCGCCTGATGTTAATCGGTAGGCTTGCCGCCCTCTCGCGAGAGGAGCGGATCTTGCTCGTGGTGGTCACACACCGCGGGGGCTGGCGCGCTGTTCGCGCGGCGCGCCGGTCGTCCGTTTGCTGTGGAGATTTTCAGGGATGAGCGCCGCTGGCGCGGTTAGACTGGTTTGGGATTTGCCAAAGATTAAGGCAGGCGTTGCGCCTGCCTTATTTTTTGCTGTTGAGCGGTAGCCGCAGCTGGGTGCGGCGCTGGATGAGCGCATCCACTTTTTCTTTGACGCGGAGCGAATAGCCGTCGCTCCAGCCATATTTGCGGTCAACGTCGCGCGACGGCATGCGCCGCAGGTCTTGGTAGGCCATCATCCAGCGGGCGAAGGTGGCGGGCTGTTTGGTGACGTAGAATTTTTCGCCGCTGAAGGTTTCGGCGAGGTGAACCAGCACGCGATTGACCGCCTCGGCGGCGGTCTCGTCGGGGATGCCTGCGGCGACAAGCGCGCTGCAGGTGTGGTCGGCCAGAGCGGCGAAAAATTCGCCGCTTTCGTTGATGTCCGGTTCGGGGATTTGCACGCCCCACTGAAATTCGCTCATGCGCTCTCCGTGGCGCCCTGCAACCAGCCTTCGAGCATGTTGTAGAGCTTGTTGGTCTCGTCGTCGGCAAGGTCGGCGAGGTTATTTTTGCCAAAATGGCGCTTGATATAGCGGTTGAAGCTGCTCTTGTCCTTGCTCTGCACGATGCCGCGCTTACGCAGGTCGTACCATTTGCCGAGGCAGGCGCGTTGCTGGCGGGTGAGCGGGCGGCGCGCGTCCTTGAAAGCGCCGAGGCGGGTCATTTCCATCAGTACGCGGGCGCGCTGTCCGGTACTCATGTCCTTGCTGCTGCTTTTGCCGGTGAGTCGCTGCAGGAAGGCACGGTAGGTGTCGTCATCCATGCCGAGGCGCGCTTTACCGATGTGGATGCGAGCGGTTTGGTTGCCGATATACATGGTCAGCCTCCGAGGGTTTCGAGGGTGGCAGCAAGCAGCGTCTGCGCGTGTTGCAGGTTGGCGATGGCGTGTTCGCGATCGTTGTTATTTAGCGCCATTGAGGTATCTACCAGCGTCACGATCAGGCTGCCGACTACTTCGGCGGTTTTTTTGTTCTGTTTCTGTTCGGTGTTCATGGGCGTTCTCCATTTTTAATTGTCGGGCAAGGTTTTCAAGCAGAGCTTCGGTTTCGGCAGCCTCTTTCGGGTCGCGGGCGGTTTGTGGCGGTGATGGCAGGGCGGGGGGTGGGGGCAGGCGGTCGAGGAAGTGGCGCGGTGCCGGCCAGTCGGTCATCTCGGCGCAGAGGCTACGGAAGGCACACTCGATGCGGGCAACGTCTGCGGGTTGCCAATCCCGCCGTGCCAGTGTTTCCAGCCATACTTCGGCGACGGTGGTAACGCTTTCGGCGGGCGGCGCGCCTCGCAGTCGCAGGGTGACCAGCTTGATGAGGCCAACGATGATGGCGTTGTGGATTTCTTTCGGCATGTCATTTGAGCATCCCGGCAAGCGCACTTACCGCCGCGCCGGTTTTGCTGTTGGTAACGGGGGCGGCGTCCGCCGGGGTGGCGGGTGTCACCACACTGACGGCGGCGGGGCGGTAGTGGGTCAGCACTTCGTAGAGGTATCCGTGGTTTTTCAGCGGCAGGGTGAGTTTGCCGCTGTCGCGGGTGACCAGCACTTCCTGCATTGCCCACAGCCACGCGGCGGGTGGTGCGTCATATACCGCGCCCTTGCGCTCGATGCGCTGCGCCTGTATGTCCGGCAGGATTTCGCCGAGCAGTTTGGCGACGCGGGCGAAGGTCAGCTCGGTCTGCGTTGGGCGAAAGAGGCCGAGGTAGCGCACGGTCAGGGTGGCAAGGTCGCCGCCCAGTTGCACCAAGAGGCGCAGCGCGGTGCGGGCATCGTCGTGGGCAATGAGTGCGTCGAGGCTCAGGGTGGCGCCACAGTTGGGGCAGCGGGTTTTCATGTCCGGCTCCTTTCGGTACGTACATGAGTGATTTCGTCATTTGCTTCGTTGAGTGTACAAATCATGGCGTGCGCCCCGTCGTCTCCATTGAGCTCAAAAACGATCTCTTTTGCCCGCTCCTTGTTTGCCCAGATGATTTGAACAGCGGCTATCCTACCGATGAACCGGCGGATTTGCGCCTCTGCGTCGCCGAGTCTGCGCATGACGTGCTCGGCCAGCCCTTGCAGTCGAAAGAACAGCGCGGCGTGCTTATGTGGCGTGCAGCGAGTGGTAAAGCTCATGACCAGCCCCGTGCTTTAACCAGCGCCTCGGCGGCGGCGACCACTTCCTGCTCAGCGGCGGCGCGGCGGTAGTGGCGGTCGCGCGGATTCAGCTCCGGCGTTTCGCTGGCATGCAGGCTGGCGACGGCCTGCACCAGCTCTCGCTCGTGCGGCAGGGGGACGCCGCGCAGGTGGTCGTAGATGTCCATCACGAACAGCAGGGTGAGTCCGCCAAGGCCAAACAGGGTGATGAGCGCGCCGCACGCGACGTTGCCTGGTTCGGCACTGATGGCGCCTTTGATGACGACCAGCGCCCCCATGGCGACGCAGAGGCAACAAATCAGCGCGGCATGCCGCTCAACAAATTTCAGCGCCTTCATTGTTGCCACCCTTTCAGTTGTTGTAGCAGCAGGTAATCGCTATGGCTCAGGCGCACGGTGTGCCAGCCTTGGCGGATTTCGATGGTGCCGTCGGCGTCGTGCAAGTGATAGCTCAAACGGATGCGGCGGCGCAGCCGCGCGACAAGCCAGTCAATCAGCGTCCTCATGGTTGCACCCCCTCAACTTCGTACGGCGTGATCACAAAGTCCTCGACGCCCTTGACCACGGTGACGCCTGCCACGGTGGCGGCAATGTCCATCTCGGCGAGCATCGCGTCCTTGTTGACCTCCTCCTTGACGCGGACAAAGCGGATGAGACCGAGGGTGCGCAGCGCTTCCAGCACCGCATCTTGTGAGCGGATGCGAATGGACGGCGGGCGCAGGCGCCAGCTCACTTCGCCGGTGATGAGGTTGGCGGTTTTGCCTTTGGCGGTCAGTTCGGCGCGGTTGGCCTCGCACCAAGTCTGGATGCCGGTTTGCAGCTCCTTGACACGCTCGGCAAGCGCATTGATGCCGTCTTTGTGGCGCTCGGTGATAACGGCGATTTCGTCGTTCATGGCGGCGACGGCGCGGGTATGCTCGCGTTGCACGTCACCGAGGTCTTTGATCCAGTTTTGCGTTTCTTCGCGGCTCTGCGGCGTGGCGAGGGTTTGGGCTTTAAGGCGGGTTTTGGCCATGTTTGGTCTCCGGTTAAGATGGTTTTAATGGGCGGTTAAGGCAAATCAGCCTGAGCGGCACGACGCTCGGCCAGATACTGTTGCAGGGCATGGTTTTCGCCGCGCAGCCAGTCAAGGTGACCGTGGGCGATGATGCTGATGCTGTCGCCGGCGGTAATGTCGGCATAGCGGCTGGTTTTGGCGGTTACAAGAGTGCTGTCGTAATAAAAGAGACTGTGGATACCGCTTACGCCGATGTTCATCACCGCCCTGATGTTGTTACCAAAGGTCAGGGCAAGCTCTACAACGCTGTCCTGCCACTTCCCTTCATTGCGGACGGCTTCAACGCGCGGTTCTTCGCCCTGTATGCCCTGCGCAATTTGCAGCGCACACGTCATGCGGTTTTGGATATCGGTCAGCATGGCGTTGAGCTTGTTTGCGAGGGGGTACAGATCTGCGTGGTAGGGGGTGAGCGGGTCGTAATCGCGCTCCCGTAACGCGCGGCGGTAATCCGCCCACAATTGCTTCTCGGCATCTGCGCGGTTCATGCGTCGCCCTCCTCGTCGTCTTCCCAATCTTCATCCTCCTCTTCGGGGGTAACGATGCGCAGCGAGAGCTCGCCGTCTTTGCCGCTGGCGAGTTGCAGGACGGGGGCAATGCGTGTCATGCCTTGTACCTCCATCACTGCGGCCAGTTCCAGCGAGGCGTTTATCCATGCTTGCAGCACGGTTTCCAGGTCTTTTTGATTCATATGGCCTCCTCAAATGGCGTTGAAAATATCGGCGGTGACTTGGCGGTAGCCTAGTTTGGCCGCTTCGTTGAGGGCGGCGGTGACTGTATTGTTGACGATGAGCGGGTAGAGCAGGCTCATCACCTGTTTGCCGTCGGCAGAGGGGCGGGTCAGGCGGGCGACGAGGCCGCTCACGGCGTCGGCGGCGAAGACGTCCTCGAAAGCAACATCAAGGCGGCGCAGTTTGTGGGTGAGGTAATCGGCGACGAAGGCGTTGAGTGGTTGCAGCTCGATTTGTTCGCATCTGCGCACTACTTCGCGCAGGTCGGCATTGCGCTCAGATAGCTTCAGTTTCAGCTCCGGCTGGCCGATGAGGACGATGCCGAGCAGACGGCGCATCCCGTCCTCCAACTCCCAGAAGCGCTTGAGGTATTTGAGCATCGGCACGGTGAGGTCGTGCGCCTCGTCAATGATGAGGCAGTGCTTGTTACCGGCGCGGCTGCTCTCGGTCAGCAGGCGCTGGATTTGCCGCGCCTTGGCCTCCATTGAGCGGCGTGGGGTGGCGGTGCCCTGGCTGACGTCCTCGATAATGGCATCGCAGAGGTGGGCGGTGGTCAGGCGCGCCTTGTCGATGCTTTGCGGCTGGATGACGATAATCGGCTCGCCCGCGTGTTTGATGCCCTCGATTAGGTCGCGCTTGAGCGTGGTTTTGCCCGCGCCGCTCTCGCCGATGATGGCGACGAACCCCGCCTGTTTGGCGGCAAAGAGCATGTTTTGCCGGATGTAGCGCTGCTCGTCGGAGAGATAGACGTCGTCGCGGGTCTGGACGTCATCGACGAAGGGGGATTTGGGCAGGCGGAAGAGCTGACGCGCCTGTTGGGTTAAGACTTGCATGTCGGGGTACTCCCATGTTTTCGGGGTGGTTGGCCAGGCAACGGCGACGGTGATGCCGAGGTCGGCCAGGCGGGTTTCAATTTGCGCGCGCAGGGCGGCGGAGTCGGCGGATTTGGGATATTCGCCGTGGCGGATGATGCGGTTGATGACGGCGACGCTGTAAGGCTTGCCGTCGGGACGTAGTACGCCTGCCGCCAGTTGTGCCTGACTGATGCTGTGCGCGGTGAGGATGTCGGCGAGGGTCATGCAATCTCCTTGGTGCGCGTAAACAGCGCCGGTTGCAGCAGGCATTTCAGCGCGTCTTCAAAGGCGCTCTCCGGCAAGCCATCCGGGTAGGTGGCGCGGATTTCGGCGTTGAGTTCGGGGGTGATGGTCATCTCACTCGCGCAGTAGCGGATGAAATCCATCACCGGCAGGATGCTCTCCTCGCGCGGTGCGGCCGTAGCAGGCACAAACAGCGGATTGACCGGCAGTTGTTGCGGCGCGGTGGCGGCGACTTTGCGCGGTTGGCCGTGGCGAGGAAAGTGCTGAATCTTGCTTGGTGCGGGCGCGCCCGGAAACGGGTTGAGCGTGCCGGCAAAGGCCGGGGCGGATTTGCTGTTGTGCAGTTTGTCCACCTCCTGCGCGTCGCGCGTCCCCCAGGCAATTTCGTCGAGCGTCTTGCGGTTGGTGGTGAGCACGTCGTCAGGCGCCTGTTGAAAATGGCCGTCCACTGGTACGGCATCGGCGGCAAAGCCCCAGTCGTCCACCTCCAGCGGCGCTATCTCGTAGCGTTGCATCTCGCCGTAGCGGTCGGGATGGCTGACCCAGATGCTCGGCGCGGCGTAGGGGTTGACCTGTACCGTGACCGTCTCGCCGATGCGGATGTTGTCCACGTCGGCGACGCGGTAGCGGCGGCTGCCGTAACCGGGGATGGCGTAGCTGATGTGGTAGTTACCGCCAACTGTGCGCTGCTCCGCCTTGCCGGTGAGTAACACGCGGCAAAGCTCCAGCGGCGGGCGGGCAATGAGCTGCTCCGGGGTAATCTTGCGCCACGCGGCAAAGCGGGTCATGCCGTGACGGCTGTGGACGTGGGTCGCCTGAAAATGGCGCTGCCAGCGCTCGCAGGCGGCGTTGAGCTGCTCAATACTCTCGATGTGGGCAAAAGTGAGGCGGCTCTCGAAGTTGGTTTCGATGAGGTCGTTGTGCTTTTCGACACTACCTTTGGCACGACTGTTACCTTTGACGTGGGCGTGATGCTCGATGCCCAGCCCTTCCAGCAGGGCAAGGATGAGCGATGACTGGTTGGCGCTGCCCTTGTCCCAGTAAAGGATTTTCGGCACGCCCTCGAAAGGGTTGTGCTGCTTGTCCTTACTGCCCATCGCGCGCATCAGGAAATCAAACATGGTCTCGGCGTTCTCGCCGCTGACGTTGTAGTAGCGGCAATAGAAAGCGCCGGTGCAATGGTCAACGCAGACGTAGCGCAGTACGCGGTCACGGGCGATTTTGGCGAAGTTGTGCGGCTTGTTTTTGTAAAACTGCGCCTCATCCATCACCGCCAAGCCCTTGCCTGCCTTCAGGTAGTAGAGGACGCAATAGGACGGGTCAATCTGCCACATGTGGTTTGGATGGCGGCTCGCCAGTTGTACGTGTGGGGCGGCGCGGCGCATCTGCGCGCCGGAAAACCCGCGTTCGCGTAGTTGACGATTGACGGTGGATGGGCTGTACTGGCGCGCAGCGAGGCCGTTGGCGGCGGCAATCTCGACTGCGGTTTGGGCGCTGGCAAGGCGTTTGCCGGTTTTGCGTGTGGCGGCGTGCTGGATGGCAGCGATGCTGGCAAGCTCGTCATCGCTGATAACGCTGCTGCCTTTGTCAGTGCGGGTTTTGCGGTTGCTGTTGTAGCCCAATTTTCGCAGGGCGCGATAGACCGTGGTCTTGCTCTTGCCAACAAAAGCAGCGGCGGCATCGACGATGGCGTCACGACCACCATGCGGCGCGGCTTCCAGTTTTGCGATCAGTTCCATCAGATATGCCTCGTTCATAGGGGTGAGGGGGGGTTATTTCAGTTCGTTGGCCTGTGCAGCTTGTTCGGTGTCAAACCCGCCCTGCATCCAGCTGTCGTCAGGGTTGGCGACATCGCCGAGGCCGTATTTCAGTTGCAGGTCTTCAACGGCGGCGCGCAATTCGTGCAGGAGGTTGGCGGCGTGGCGGGTGCAGGCGGCATCGTCTTCGCCGAGCAGGGTGTCAATGGCGTCATCCAGTCCGGCAAGCGGGGCAAGGCAGAGGATTTGCGCCGCGCCCGCGTCGGTCATCTGCTGCTGGCGCTTTTCTTCCATCGTGCGGTGCTGTTGCTTGTGCAGTTGTTTTTCCAGTTTGTCGATGCGCTTGTTTCGCTCCTCAATAATGCGCTCGGAGGCAGCGGCTTCACCGCGCTGGTCTTCCAGCTTGGCTTGCAGCTCTTCGCGCTCCTTGCTGTGCTTGGCCGCCATGTCAGTGATGAGGTCAATGATGGCCTCCTTGTCGCCTGCGGCGACTTCGATTTCGCCGATGACGATTTGCTGGTCGCTCGCGTCCAGACGGCGCAACTTGCGCAGCTCCTGTGTGGTCATTCCGAGCGCGGTTGCCTTGTCGAGCGCTTCTTCGCCGAGCAAGCGGAGGTTGTCGAGTTTTTCTTCGATGCCGCGGCGGCTGCTACCGAGGGCGGCGCAAAATCCCTCCCACGTATCCAGGCGGATTTCGACGCCACCGATAACCATTTTTTGCCCGGCCAGTTGTTTGTAGCGCTTGCCCTCTTTGATTTGGGCAATTTGCGCCAGCGAGAGGCCGTCCAGCATGGCGGCAATCGCTTGCGTGGCTTGCAGGCGACCGAGCAGCTGGTTCATTTCGATTTGCCCGGCGGTCGCGGCGGCGGCGACCAGCGCCTTTTCCGAGGCAGCGGTCTCTTGCCAGACCGCATCAGCGTCTATTTGCTTGTTGCTCATGGGCTACTCCTTACAAGCCGATGCCGTAGCGGCTGGCAGTTTCGTTAAGGCGGTCGCGCGCCTGATTAACGGCGTTAAAAATTTTGAGCGCCTCACGTCCGAGCGCTGGGCTGACGCGCCAGCATTTGTTCGGGAGCTGCTCTGCCAACCCGGCAGCTTCGAGCGCTTGCAAATCACGCAACGTCGCCGCCTTTTGCGCGCCAAAACGGTCGGCAAGCGCTTGGCAACTGATGCCGTTTAATTCATGCCCAAACAGCGCCTTCATCGTTTCATAGCCGCGCAGTTGGGTTCTGGATAGGCCTTGTGTTTTCATTATTTGTTACCGGGTTGCAAATATGTGTAATAATTGCGTCAGTCATTAACTATTTTTGCTAGTTGCTTGACACGCTTGGCGCGCGCCGCCTTGGCGTTGCGCTTGGTTGCGTAGTCGGGAAAAACCTCGTCAAAAGGTCTTCCCAATGCCCGCGCGATTTTGTTGGCAACGGGAGCGCTCGTGACGAGCCGATACGCAACATTGCGAATATGGCTGGCACTGGTGCCGCAAGCCTGCGCCACGAGAGAGAAATTCAACTCTTTTTGGTTAAGTGCCTGTGAAATCTGCTGTCCGTTCATGGTGATATTCGACTGTTTTTGGTTGTTTGAATGTATTGTATTTAGTACATATAACCCTGTCAAATATCTTTCTACTATATTTGTATATGTTTTTGATTTTTTGGGAGAATACAGCTCTCAAAATCTACTAAATTTAACACATGTCTATCGGTAAACGGCTGCTTGAGCAGCGAAAATTAGCGGGCTACAGCAGCCAAGAGCAACTTGGCGACGCCCTCGGCGTGAGCTTTACGACCATTGCCCGCTGGGAAAAAGACCAGTCCCCCATTCCCTCCGACAAGCTGGTCGGGATGAATGCCCTTGGCTTGGACGCGGTGTATATCCTGACCGGCAAAACCGGCGACGTCGCCGGTTTTCAAAAACCGCGCTCCAGAAAAAACAATGAGATAGCGGAATCGCAAAACACAAAACCGGCGACGTCGCCGGTTTTGGGAGATGAGATTGTTGCCGACCAAATGGCGGACGGCACATGGCGTGTGCGCAGCAGTAGCGGTGAGATACTGCGTGGCACGACAGACGAGGTCATCCGCCACCTGCGAGAGCGCGCAGCGCCCTATGAGGCCGGTCGCGACCGTACGCCTGATGTCAATGATTACGCCTGGATTCCGCTCTATGACGTTGAGGTGAGCGCGGGCGGCGGGCGCTTTTTCGACGGCGAAAACGTCCTGACCTACCTCGCCTTTACCAAATACAGCCTGCGCAAGCAGGGGCTGCAGCCGGATATGCTCGCCTGTGTGCGCGTAAGCGGCGACTCAATGGAGCCGACCATCCAGTCCAACGACGCAGTCATGATTGATATGCGCCAGACCACGGCAGACAGCGGCATTTTTGTCTTCCGCCACGGCGAGGTGCTATACCTCAAGCGGCTGATGCGCGAGGGCGCGGGGGTGCGCGTCATCTCCGACAACGAGATCTATCCGTCGTGGTTAATTCAACCAGGTGAGGATATTCAAATCATCGGCAAGCGCGTTTGGCACGCCCGCTGGGGCGAGTAGGGCAACTATCAACTTTTACTCACAAGTTCAGTTGTCAAGGATTCTTTGACAACTGCCAGGCATAAAAAAACCCGGCAATGCCGGGCGGGAATCGGTGTGTGCTTAGCGTTCGCGCAGGGTGATTTGCGGGTCGTGGCCGTCCCAAATATGGCAGGTTGCCTCCATGTTGCGCGGCTGGCCAAAACTATTTTTGGCGGCGAAGGGGATGGTTACGAAGACTTGCCCGTTTTCGCGCAGGCTGGTGACGACGCCGGTGATACTGACATCCACAGAATGCGGGTCTTTGACTTGTTCGTTAATCAGTTTGCGGCAGGTGCGGAAGGCAGCGTCTTTTTCGTGTTCGTCCGTCGTGGCCGCCGCTGGCGCGGCAGCGGGTTGGGCAGATGGAGCAGTGCGGTGTGGAGCGTTATCCAGCGCACTATCGCCAACACCAATTACAGGCAGAGCGAGCGCCAACACCAAACAGACCACGCAGAAACCGCCGTAGCGGAGTAACACATTGGTGCGGGTCTTGCGCGCACCGAGAAATGGCGCCTTGTGTGGTGATTTGAGCGCAAAAAACAATGCCACGACGCCAATAATCGCCAGCGAAAAGAAAAAGCCGAGCATAGACTGTCCCCTTATTGTTGATACTCCGTTCAGGATAACACGCTGTGCCACGTTATAAAAAAGCCGCCCGAAGGCGGCAATCCACGGAGAATTTTTTTTCAACGGTTGGGGTTATTTACGCTTCGAGGTGGCGTCCTCCTCTGTGTCGGGTGTGTCAATAATGACCGCCGTACCGTTTTTGGCCAGCCAGTCGGCGGTGTCAGGCGGGACGGTAACGGTTGCCCCCGCGGCAAAGTCGATATTGCCGATGACGGCGGGGCTGCGCAGGCGCACGGGAACGCCGGAGGGCGTCACCGCAGGCGTCGCGGGTGTTGTGGTGTTTTTGCCAGTCACGGGTGCGGCTCCTTTTGCTCATGGCTTAGTTGTAGAGCTCGACGGTGTAGGGCGCTTCGCCGTTTTTGCCGACCGCCGCCGTACCTTTCATCGTCACCTTGTTGAAGTCGTCGGAGAACCAGTCAAAGTCGCCATCGACCGCCAAGGTGACCGAGGGGATGATGAGTTTGGCGCGTTTTTTCGTGACCTCGTCGCGGCCGTCAAGGATGATTTTGCCCTTGAAGCTGGTGACGCGCGCGCCATCGATGACGGTGCGGGTGGTGGCCAGCGTTTTGTAGCTGACGGTGAGGTCGTCGCCTTCCGCTGCTGCGGTTTCGTCGGTGATTTTGAGCATGCCGATTTCGGCGTTGAGCTCGTATTTGCCCGCCGGGATGGCGGCGCCGCCTTTTTTGACCTCAATGGTTGCCGGGTCGATGTCGTGGTTTTTCAGGGCGTGGTAGCCGTCAAGGCGCGCCTTGGCGGGCTCGTCGGCGATGGTTTGTACGGTGCTGGTCTGCGTTGCCGCCTTGCCCATCATCGCCATGCCCCATGTCAGCGGTTGGAAGGTATCCGTTTCAAAGGTGACCTCTGCCGGTTTGGGTATGGTGATGCTGTCCAGCACCGCGCCGCTGTCGTGTTTGCGATGACTGATGCGGGTTTTGGTTTCGGAGGAGAGCGCTATTTTTACGGAGAGCGGGTTGCCGAGGTAGAAGGCCGCGGAATCGTCGCCCTCCGGGATGAAATAGGGGTTGCCGGTGCCGATAAAGCCGCGGTCGTTGGTGATGCTGTTGAGGTTGCTCATGGGGTGTCCTGGTTGAGATGGATAACGTCAATGGCGAAGGAAAGGGGGTAAAACGCCCAGCCGGAGCGGTAAAAGGCGCTGTCAGCAGCCGTGAGGGTGAAGCGTTTGCCGTAGCCGGGGGTGGTGTTGAGCGCGCCCTCGTCAACGCGCAGCCCCTCGACGTGGCTCATGATGGCGGCGAGTACTTCACCTGCCTCGTCCATGCCCGCGCCTGCGCCGCTGCGTGCCGGGCGGTTGTTCTGCACGGCGAGGATGACGGTGTAGTGCTGCGTCATTTTGTGGTTGCGCCCCTGCACCGACACGTCGCTGTATTTGTCGAAGGCGACGTAAGCGCCCAGGTGCTGCGCAGGCTGGTTGTCCAGTACCTGCTCCAGTTCGTGGTGCTGACCGACGTAGCGCAGGACGCCGCGCTCAACCAGCTTTTGCAGGTGCGCTGTAAGTGCTTTGCGCGGCGCAAATAAATCAGCCATCAGTAACCTCGCAGTTGCTCGTCGGTAAAGACGGCAGCGGGCGCGGTGGTCTGCGCGCTGCCATAGCCGGGGTTGTTTTTGACTGCCGCGCGCCCGGTAATCAAGCGGTTGAAATAGGCGTGGCGGCTGTCGTTGAGCTGTTTGATGACGCTCTCCTCCTCCAACCGCTCGCAAAGGCGGAAGAGCGCCATATCCATGCAGGCGGCGTGCAGGGTTTGCGGCGGCAATTGCAGACCGGGCAGGAGTGCGAGATAGCCGTCAATGTCGCCCGATGCCAGCGTGATTGCCTGCTCGGTGCGCGCTTTGAGCGCGGCGAGGGTGTCCTCGTAACCGGGCGCGGCGTTGCCCGTCTCAAAATAATCGAGCGTCGCCGCAGGCGCGGGCAAAGCGCCGTAATCATTGCCCGCCAGCTGGGTGATAAGGCTGGCGCGGTTGGCGTGGGCGATGAGGTCACGCGCAGTGCAGTAGTTCACGGCTGCGCCCCGGCTTCGCCTTCCGGCGGCGTGTCTACTTCGTCTGCGGGCGCGGTTTCGCCTGCCTCTGCGACCGGGTCAGCGGAGGCTTCTGCGGCGGCGACAGGAGCGGTTAGTAGCGCCCAGGCGGCGTCAAGGTCGGCCTGCGTCAGGTCTTCGTCGCGGATGGCGAGGGCGATGCCGTCCTCGGTGGTTGAGCCTTCCACCTGCTCGCGCAAGAGCTCCAGCGCCTTTTTCAGCGCCGGTTTTCGCTTGAGGTCGAGCGGCGCGAGCAGGTCGGCGATGGTTTGCGCATCAAGGGCAAGCCAGCCTTGTGCGGGAGTGTCGGCGGCGCGCTCGATAACGCCTGCGGCGAGTAGCGGCGCAGCCTCGACCAATGTCAGCTCTACCACGGCAGGCGGCTCGATGCGCTTGCCGCCGTGGCGGATGGGAGAGCGGAGGCGGTATTTCATCACGCGGCCTCCTTACTTGATGGCCGCGGTGTTGGTGAAGAGGAATCCCGCGCCGGGGCTGGTGACTACCGCTTGGTCGGCGAAATGCACCGGGTAATGCCAGGAGCGGTCGCTGTTCTCGAAGTAGCCTTTTTCGACGCGCGGTAGGCCTTGCAGCACGTAGTTGTAACCAAAGCTCGGCTCCTCCATGTTGCGTGCGCCGGCCGGGGCGACGTAGGCCAAAATGGTGTTGTTGCCCCACAGCTCGGTGAAATCGGCATTGGGGTCAGCGACGGTGACCGCCTTGGCGACGACCAGATTCTCGATGTCAAAATAGTTGGCGAGCATCGCGGTGGTGATGCTGTCTTTGCCGCTGTATTTGAATTGCTCGATGATTTTCGGGTGACGCTTGAGTGCCTCGTAGGCATAGACGTCCAGATGCAGGACGTTGGGATATTGGCCGGTACTTTTGCGGATTTTCGCTTTGGCGTCGCTGATGGCTTCGAGCGGGTTGGAGGCGGCGTTGTCCCATTGATCATTACCGGAGAGCGCTTCGGTGTGGCCGGTGGCATAGGCGCTCGCGCTGGTGGCGAGTTTTGCCTTGTTCGCCTCGCCTTCGAGGCGCATTTTTTTCATGACGGTATTGACCGCGCGGGTTTGTAGATTGACGCCCGGCACTTTGGCGCTCTCCTCCAAAAATTCTTCGGCGACTTTGCCTTCGAGCAGGCGGTTTTCCAGCGCGTAGCTTTCGCTGCTGTAGGCGACGCTGACGTTGCGCACGGTTTCGCCGGGGGCGCGCACCGTGTTGGTCACGACATACGCCTCCTTGCCGAATTTGAGAATTTTGCCGCCCATGAGTGGCACGTTTACGTCCGGGAAGAGGTGCTGGCCGGTAAATTGCTGCTCAAGGTTGTAGCCGAGGACGACTTTGGTGAGGACGGTATCGACGACGCGCAGCGCGTTGCGGATGGATTGAGGCATGGTGGCTCCTTATTTCAAGAGGATTTCGACGGTTTTCGGGCTGGTGATTTCGACCACCGTCGCAAAGGCTTCGGCGGCGCTGCCCGCTTTTTCGATGGCGCCTGCGTTGGCCTTGACGCCATCGCCAACGGCGAGGCCGGTGCCGGGGACGTCTTCAAGGCCGATGACGGTGAGGGCAATGGTGTCGCCCGTCTTGCCGTCGTACTGGGCGACGCCTGCGGGCTCTTTGCTGCCGGTGGTGGCGGGCTCGCCGCTCCAGCTGACGATTTGCCCGGCCTTGACGTCGGCGGTGAGGGTCAGTTTTTTGGCAAGGATGGTGTGCTGTGGCATGGGTTACTCCGTAATTTGTGCTGCGGCTTCGGCGTAGCTGATGCCGTGCTGCTCGGCAAAGCTCTGGATTTTGGCGTCGAGTGCGGCGCGGGCGGCGTCGTCATCGGTTCCGCCCGGCAGTTGCGGCTTGGCAGCGGTATTGGGGTCGGCGGCGGTGTGCTCGGCAAAATCGACCGTGACCGGCAAGCGTTGCAAGAGCGCGCGCAGGCTGTCAGCGGCGGGTTTTTGCGTCAATTTGCCGCCTTCGGCAAAGTCATAGGTCGCGGTCTTGTCCATGCCGCGCAGGATGGCGATGACGGCAGGCTTTTCGCCCGGCAGCACCTTGCCAGCCTTGACCAAGCCCTCGGCAAAGTCGGCGGCTTCGGCTTCTTCGCGCGCCGCTTCTTCAGCGGCGAGCGCGTCTTCGCGTTTTTTCAGTTCGGCCTCGCGTGCGGCCAGCGCCTTTTCGCGCTCGGCCAGCTCGGCTTCTTTGGTTTCGAGTTCGGTTTTGTCCATCGGGGTGTTCTCCGGTTGAGGGGGGGCTGGGGTGGGTTCTGGCTCGTCAAAATCGTAGGTGGGCGGCGGGTTATCACCATCGGCAAAATCCGCCAACCCCTTGACGGCGGGCGGCTGCGCGCCGAGAAAGCCGACGTGGCGCAGATAGGGACGGTCGGGAATGGGGTTGCTGGGATGACCGGGCGGATAAAAGGAGGCGGAGCGCTTCTTAAAACGGCCGGCCTTGAGCAGGCCGGCAAAACCCTCATCCACCTGGCTGAAGTTGGCGTAGAGGACGCCGTCGGCGTCGTTGTAGTTGAGCGATTGCACCCAGCCGTAGGCGGGCGCGTTGTCGGCAGGGTGGCCGATAACGGCGGGGGCTTCGTGCAGGGCGGGCTGGTAGCTCTCGGCGATGGCGCGCAGATAGTCCGGGGTGGCGTCCAGGACGTTGCCGTGGCTGTCGGCGTGCTGGCCGGTGCGGAAGATAGCAATGTTGTTCATGTCGCCATTGTCCGCGCGCGCGGCGGTGGCGACGATTAGACTGGTTTGGGATTTTTGGGAGTGGTTTATCCACCCCGGAGGTATGCGGGCAAACCCCACCCCTGCCCTCCCCCACGGGGGGAGGGGGAATATTCGGGCGCGGAGGTTTTTACGGCGTTTGCTAAATGCCCTCGCGGGCGTTTCGGTGGTTAAGGCGGGCAAGCGGTTGGCTTATCGCTTGCAGGGGCGGAAATCGCGTTTTAGACGGGTTACGGTTGTCGCGCGGCGAAAGCGTCCTCGATAATCTCAAGGATGGCGGCGACGTCGTCGTCAGAGACGCCGAGGTAGGGGCGCGCGGGGATAGTGGCCTTGTGCTCCCGCCCTGCCTGCCCGCCGAATTGATGGATGGCGGAATAGACGCGGTTGCTGCCGATGGCGACGGAGACGTCGGTCGCCTGATAGCGCAGGGTGTCGCGCAGATAGCCGCGCAGCTTGAGGATGCGGTCGTGCCCGTGAAAGGCACGCTTCCAGGCGGCATACTCGGCATTGAGCGGCGCCCACGGACGGCCGTCCGGGGCGGTCTGGCTGTCGAAACGTGCGTCGGTGGAGAGCAGCAGCTCCTCGCCGATAGCGGTAAATACCGCCTTGTTCAAAAAACCGGCAGCGGCGAGGCGTTCGAGGTAGGCGATAACGCGCGGGTCATCAAAGGTTAGGGCTGGCATGGTTGTTTTGCGCTATACTTGGCTGACAGCTGCGGGGGTTTCCTACTGGAAAGGTTGGTGATCGCCACCATGATCCTGTTCGAATCAGGCAAACCGCAGCCCCGGCACTCTCCCGACGTGGGAGGGTGCTTTTTTTGTTCACAATTTCCCTTTTATCAGGGTGTAATGCGCCAGTCCCTGCTGGGCTTTGGCGTCCCAAACAAACGTACCGCCGCTGCGCAGGATGTTCAGCAATACGTTTTGTTTTGCCCCCGTCTCCGCATCTTTCACGCGCGACTCATAGCCTAATTTCAGCACCACCTTGCCCTTGTTGCCGCCGAGGTCAAATACATAGAGCAGCGCGGGCTCGCTTTGCGTGGTATCCAGCAGCACCGCCTGCGGGGCTTGCAGATGGTCAGCGATGTGGTGCAAAAAATTGATGGGCAGATGCATCCCCGCTTTGCTGGTGCGCAGGATATGGAGAATGTCCTTGTCGCGCAGGGTGATGACGGCGGTTGCAGGCATAAGTTTGCGGGCGGCGAGGTCAGCAAGGATATCCGGTGCAATGACGCCGATGGATTTGCTTACGCCACGCGCCACCATCTCGCTGGCAACGGTATCGACCATCTTCGTAATTTCTTGCGTGAGCAGCGCCCGCGCTCGCGGGTTATCAAGCACCTGCTGCATGGCATGGGTCGCCAGTTTCGGTGGCACCGCGCTTGCCTTGTCAAAGAGGCGCTGCAAGCCTTCGCGCCCGGCGTTTTTGCCGGGGATACGGTCAAAGCCGGGGTCAATGCCCTTCGGCACGCTGACCACGCGCGGATTGTTGCTGTTTTTGCCGATGAGCTGCTGTTGCCACTCGACGGCCGGCGCTTCGCCCACTTTCAGCCCGCGCCGCTCCAGCGAGCGCTTGCTGTGGGCAAAGACGGTGCATTTGCAGCCGTAGGCGTTCACCGGGTAATGCGTCTGCCACCACGGATCATCGCAATGCAGCACCAAGCCATTCCACGCCTCGTGTTCGGGGCGCGGGTGTTTTTGCCCGTCGCGGTGGCGGTATTCCCAAAATGGCCGCAGGTGTTTCATTTCCTGCTGCTGCTCGTAACGCCCCGCCTGGTAGCTGGCGTGCAGGTTGGTGTCGTAGATGATGCGGCTGCGCCAGTCGCGCCCGCCGTGGTACTGCCAGCCGTATTTGGCGACGATGTCGTCAAAGTCGCGGCGAAATTCTTCCAGGGTGGTGCCGTCGGCGATGGCTTTATCGACCGCCTTGCGGAAATCGGCCACCATGTCGAGGCGGTTGGCTCCGGCGACAACAAAGGCGTGGTCATGCTCGGCGCCGTAGATGTCGGCATAGCTCTCGGTCGGCAGGTCGAGCTTGCGCCGGAAATAGTTAATCTGCTCGGCAAAGGGGAGTTGCGTGTGCGCGAGGCTCATGCGCCTTCCCCCTTGGCTTCATGGCGTCCAGCAAGATGGGCGGCGGTGGTGGCACGGGCGAAGATGTCGGCGTATGCGTCCAGCGGCAATGCGCCCGCCAGTTCGTCAAGGCGTTCGCGGAATTGCAACAGGGTCTCAGATGACGCCAGTTCGGCGCTGATTTGCGCGAGCCATGCTTCGCCGTGTGGGGCAATGTCGCGCGCGAGGCGGCTGCCCATGTCGTCCGGCGTGTCTGCCGGCGCACTTTCGGCAAAATCGTGGGCTTCGCCGTCTGCCGCCTCCGGCAGGGCGCTGGCGGCGGGCATTGCCTCCCACGCGCCGCCAAAGTCCTGCTCCAGTTGTGCCTGGGTCGGGCGGTAGCCGAGCGCGGCAATTTTGGCGTAGGTGTCGGCCAGTTTTTGCAGGTCTTTGGTTTCTTCGGTGCGCAGCCACAGTTTGGGCGGTCGCGCGTTGGGGAAGTTCCATTCGGTCAGCCATACCGCTATCGTCTCGTTAAAGGAGGCGCAGAGCAGGTCGGCATCGGCCTTGACGATGTCGTCTTTGACTTCGTCCTGTATTTCCGCCTTGTATTGCCCGCCGACCGCCTGCGAGGTCATCACCTGTCCCAGTACTACCAGCGCAATCGCCTCGTCCATGTATTCGCACAGTTTGGCGTAGTCGGTGGTGCCTGCCTCGCCCTTGAGCAGCTCAATGGTGGCGCCGAGCGGGGTGACGGTGGCGGCGGCGTTCTTGATGGCGGTGAGCGCAGCGAGCAGTTGCTGTTTGTCGGCGTCGGCGGTGGGGCTGCGCGGGTCGTACTGGCCATGCGGCACGGATGTCGCCGCCTTTTCGTTGCCGACCAGCCAGAATTTGACGTTGGATTTTTTGAACAGCACCGGCCAGTAGAGGAAGTGCGCCAGCCCCAGGCCGTAGGGGTTGTCGGTGGTGTCGCCGCCTGCGGAAAATGTCCAGAATTTGCGCGGCGGCATCACTTCATCGGCGCCGTTGCCGGTGTAGATGAGCTGCCGCGCAAGGTCGTATTTGAATTTGCCCCGGTCGCGGACGAGGACGTTGTCCAGCACTACTTTGCCGTCCTCAATGCCCCACATCACTTCGCCGACGGCCATGCCGTAAAACACGCCCCAGTGCATCGCTTTCAGCACCGCGTCAAAGTTGAGGCGTTGCAGTTGTGCGGCGACAAATTCCGCTGCCTCGACGTCGGCGGCGTTGTCCGGGTCGTGCGGCAAGACTTGCCGCTCCAGTTTGGTCAGCGCCGTTTGCCGCTGCGCCCAGACGCCGCTGACGGTGGTGTCGGTCAAGAGGTCGCGGTAGCCGTTGAGGTCGCCGCCGAGGCGTTGGGTGAGCAGGGTGTCGAGCTGTTCGATTTCGGTGAGGTTGCGTTCTACCGCGACTTCTTGCGACGCGGCAGTTGGGCGGGCGAGGGTTTTGGAGTTGGGTGTGGTCATAGTTAGTAATCCAGATAGGCAGGCTTGGTGTAGCCGTCCTCAATGGCGACGGTTACGGGCAGGGCGGTATTGCTGCGGCTGGCGGCGTAGGCGAGGCAGAGGGCGATGGCGGCGTCGCCGTGGCGCTCGCCCGCTTTGCCGCTGCGCCGTCCCAGTTTGATGACGCCGTCGATGCGCTCCAGCGCGCGCAGGTCGTCGATGATGTCGGCGTCTTTGGGGATGCGTAGCGCGTCATCTTCCAGTGCTGCCACCAGCGGCGGCATATGCTCGCTGTACCAGGCGTTGGAGAGTTTGATTTGTGCGACGCGGTTGCCGTAGCGGTCGTGTGCGGCCTCGGCGAGGTACTCGCCGTTGCCGCTTGCGTCAAACCACGCCGCAGTCAGGCGGGGCAGGCGGTCGAGCAGGTAATAGACGATTTGCCGCTGTTGCGCGTGCGGGATGTTGCGCAACTCGACCGCAAACGGCACATGGCGGCGGGTATCGGCGGCGATTTGCAGCGGCACCAGTACCGAGAGGTCGCCGTGCCGCGCGAAGTCCATGCCAAAGACGTGTTCGCGCGTGCCGTCTAGCGTGGCCAGCAACGGGCGCAATTCGCGCTCGCACCAGTCGGCGATATCGGCCGAGCGCAGCTCTGCCGGGTATTCTGCCCAGCCGTCGGGCTGGGCAAGGCGCAGGATGGGGACGGGGTCGGCACGCAGCTCCAGCAAGCCGCGTGACAGCACCGCGCCGCCGCTGTTGGAGGGGATAACGCGCAGCTCCTCATCGGCATCTGCGCCGTATTGGTCGTAGATGCCCGCCACCCACGCCGCCTCCCCCGCCGCTGTCCACTCCATGCCGCGCACTTGGCAAATGCGCTGGTAGAGGCCTTGTGCGACCGCCTCGTCGAAGGTGGTACGGTGCAGGGCATAGGGTTTGCGCCCAGCGCGGATGTCCTGACAAAGCTGATTGAAGGGGTTATCGACGCCGTCGTGCGTGCTGATGATGGCAACCTTGCCGCCCCACATGAGCAGCGCCATCGCCGCTTTCAAAAGCTCGTTGAGCTGCTCGTGGAAAGCAGCCTCGTCGATGATGACGTAGCCCTGTTTGCCGCGCAGGTTGGAGGGGCGCGACGATAAGGCGGTGATGCGGTAGCCCGACGCGCAGCGGATGACAAAGGTGAGGATGTCTTTGTCGCCGTCGTTGAGGATTTCTTCGCTGACCGCCTCGGCGACCAGCTGGTAATGGCCAATCCAGTCGGCGCTGTCGCGGATAAATTCTTCGGCCATGTCCTTGTTGTAGCCGATGTACCAGACGTCCATGCCGGAGGCAGCCGCCGCTACCAATGCCGCCTCGGCGGCGGTGGACCAGCTGATACCGATACGCCGCGATTTTTCGTAGACACGCACCGGGGTTGGGTCGTTAATCCATTGCATTTGGTAGGGCAGGAGGACGCCAGCCATCTCAGCCCCCCAAAATACGCTGTTTGATGAGTTCGACCGCCTCATCGGATAGCCCTTGCGATTTGGCGGTGGCTTCGACGTCGGCGGCGGCACGCGCCAAGGCGGCCTGCTCGATTTCGCGCTGGCGTTTGTCGTTGATGGTGGATGCGCGCTCCAGCTTTTCTATCGCCTGCGCCAAGTCTTTCAAGAGGCCGGGGTGTGCCGGTTCTTCGTCTTCCGATAATTGCAACGCGGTTTCAAAGGCGAGGTTACGCACCAGCTCGTTCAAAAGCGCCCCGACCTTGCCTTGTGGCTGGTTACCAAAGCGGGCAATCCACATGTCGGCAATCTCGCGCGATTGCTGGATTTTCGCGCCAACCTCGCTCATTTTCAGCGCATAGCGGTTGACCGCGCTCTTGCTGCGCGGCTTTTCGCCCAGCTCGGCGAGAACAGCGTTTAAGCGCTCGGTCGCCTCCAGCTGGGTGATGGCCGGGTCGCGCAGCCAGCCCTGCAACTGTTCCAAGAGCGCAGGCGGCAACGTCTTGATGCTGTTTGCCGCCATCAGCGACGCGCCTCAATGTCGCGCAGTTCGGACGGGCGCAGGTCACGGATACCATGCGCCCGCGCTTTGCCACGCGCGATTTCAAGGCCGCGGTCGGTCAATGTCACCATCGTCAGGTTCGGCGACGGATGGCTGCGGCTGATATAGCCCTGCTCCTCCAGCCAGGCGATTTCGGTTTGCAGCTGGTCGTAGGTGATGTTCTGCCCGGTTTGTTCCAGGCAGAGGTCGAGCATATCGAGCGACAGGCGATAGTCGCTGTCGTATTCAAGCAGGCTCAATATGGCGCGGCGGCGGTAAGCGCGCACGGCGTCTTGCATCATGATTTGTCTCCTTTCAAGAGCACTTCGAGGATGAGTTTGCTGGTGTCATTGACACCATCGAGCGCCCCCTCCATCTTGTGCAGGGTCTCCGCCTGCCGGTCGAGGCGCTTGTGGATGTTGCCGATGGCTTCCCGGTTCGGCAGGTGCTCGAGGCGCGTTTCCAGTTCGGTCAGGCGGTTTTTGACCTGGCCGAGTTCTTCGGTCGCCTTGTCTTCCAGCGCGGCAATGCGGCTGGCATTCGCCTTGTGTTTCGAGAGTATCCAGACGTAGATGGTGATGCCGACGGTAAATGTGGTCTGGATAATGTCAAAAATAAACTTCCATAACGGGATGTTAGGGCTTCCCACGGTGTCTCCTTTCGTAGATTTCCTGGCATTCGCGGCAGCGGATGGCGGCGGGGTTGGCGGCGCGACGTGCGGCGGGTATGGGCTCGCCGCAATCCGCGCACTCCGCCTGTCCGGCCTGCTGTTGCGCCGCCTGAATGCGGGCAAGCGCGTTGGCAGTGGTCGCCTCGATTAGCGCTTCGGCGCGGTCGGCCTCGTCCATTGCTCGCTCCATTGGCGGATGACCGTAAGGCGCGCGTTGCAGGTGGTGAGCGCCTGATGCTGCTCGATGAGGTAGCGGGCGACATCGCGCTGCGTCGCGCGCTGCGGGTCGGGTTTTTCCGGGGTGGCAACCGGCGCGGTGAGGCCGGTCGGCACGGCGATGGGGTGGTAGCGCGGGATGTCGCGCGCGCAGGCGGTGAGACTGATGGCAAGCAGCAGGGCAATGGCTCTCATGGCAAATCCTCCAGCGCTTGCCGCAATACCGGCGCCACCGGGGCATCGTCATGCGCCGGGGCTTGTTGCACGCGGTGGATGGCGGGGCGGTATTGCGTCGCTATTTGCGACGTGGTTGCGATTAACGCCTGATAAGCCGCATCGGCGGCGGCGTACTCATCGGCAAGCGCCTTGTTGGCGGCTGTGAGTGCTGCCACCGTCGCCTGCTCGCTCGCAAGCTGTCCGCGTAGGCGGTGGATATAACCGCCGAGGGTGGCGATGATGCCCGTGGCAATCAGGACGGCGGTCAGCGTGCGCATACCATCCCCCCGCCCCAATCGCGATAGAGCGCCTGATGCTGGTAGATGATGGCGCGCGGGTAGCCGCGGTTCTCGGCAATCGCCCATTTGGCACGGCGGCTGTAGCGCTCGACATTGCCCCACCAGCGCAGCGGGTCGGCGCCGCGCTGGGCGGCAAGGCGCTGGTCACGTTGCAACCAGCCGAGGCCGCCGTTATACGCCGAGAGCGTCATCGCCCAGCGCTCGCAGTCATTGGCTGCACGGATGCGCTGATAGAGGTGGTGGTCGTAGGTAACGAGCGCACGGATCGCCCAGCGCGGATCAAAGGCATTGCCGACGGCAAGCGCCTGCGGATAGGCCGTCTTAATCCACGCCTCGGTGTCCGGCGTAAATTGGGCGAGGCCGGATGCGTACTTAGAGCGGGCGTGCGCGCGCCACAGGCTCTCCTGATGGATTTGCCCGGCCATCACCGGCACAGGCGCGTCAATGCCCCAGACGGCGCGCGCTTCGCGGACGAGGTCGCGCTGCCAGACGCGGGAGCGGGTCTGCCAGTCATCGGCGGCGGTTGCCCATTGGCAACCGACCGCCGCGACGACAAACGCGAGGAGTTGTAGGGTGCGCCGCATGATTACAGTCCGATGGCAAAGGCGAGGACGACGGCAGAGACGAGCAACGCGCGGCGAATCATGACCGCCGCAAAGACGATGGGCTCTTGGCGCATTTCAAACGGGCGATAAGCGGCAAAGATGGTGCGGTCGGCGTAGTAGCCAAGGGCAAGAGCGATGCTGATGTAGATGGTTTTGAGCAGCAAGAGGCCAATTTGCTGGCGGGCGATGATGGCTAGGACGACGAGCAGCACGGCGCTGATGACGTACCAGATGGCCATTTTGTTGTGCTTTTTGGGCATGGGAGTCTCCAGTTGATTGACTGAAGACCATGATAAAAATCGCCGCATAAAGCGGCGATTAGACTGGTTTGGGATTTATCCCCCGGAGGGGCGGGGTGGGGTTCGCCTGCATACCTCGCTGTTCGGTAGTCATCCATACGGGCGGGCAATCACACCCTGATTTCCTGCCACTCCAAATCCGGCGCCTTGCCCTCGATGCGCAGGGTGATGGCATCAAAATAGACGCTCTCGCCGATTTGCGTCTGCCCGGTGATAACCACCACGCCGCCGGATGGGGTCTCCCCTACCCACGTGTCCGCGCCCTTGCCTCCAACAATCTTGGCGACGGCGCGGTGGTGCGGGTTGATGAGGTCAATCAGTTGTTGGCGGATGTTGCTCATGGCTTAATCTCCCAGATAGCGATCAATGGTGACGGTCTGCGTAACCACCGGCGCGCCGCCGTCCAGATCCACCGCGACGCTCACGCCCTTGATGATGCCCTGCCATGTTTGCCCCTGCTCCGCAAATGCCCATACCGCGCCGAGGCTTGCCAGCGGCAGCTGGTATTTTTCCGCCCACGGCAGTTGCACGGTTTCGATTTTGTGCGTGCCGGTCTCGCTCAAGGCATGGATGCCCGCGGCGCGCATGACGTCGGTGTCGGTGTAGGCGGCGTGGGTCAGGGTGGAGGCCTCCGGCTGTTGGTCGGTGCCCTCACGATAGACCAGCCCACCCTTGGCCTTGGCTCCACCGATTTGCTCGGCCGCAGGCGTCAGGCGTACCGCGTTGCAGCGCTCGCTGATGCGGCGCTGGCCAGACACGGAGAGGATGAGGTTGGCAGGGATGGTCAGCGCTGGCGTCGGTTTCGCCCACGCGGGCTGCCGCCACACCGGGCGGACAAAGAGCTGCGCCTCGTAGGGATGGCTCTCAACAAAGCCCCCGGCCGCTCTGGCGAGGTCGGCAATGACCTCTATCGGTGTCTGTCCGGAGACGGTGTAGGTGTCGCCGGGGATGAGCCAATCGACCGCTTCCCACGCGGCGATGCGGTAGGGCAGCAGGTTGAGCTGCTCGTCGGCGATTTGTCGCGCGTAGCGGGCGGCGTCGTACTTGCTGTGTCTGCCCTTGGCGTAGTCGGCGCCCAGCTTGGCGGTGATGCTGCGCCCGGTGACGGTGTAGCTGTGGCCGATAAATTTGCGGGTGTCGCGGTAGTCCTCGGCGAGGATGTCCCAGCGCTGGCCGTTGATGCGCAGGGTGATGACGGCCTCATCGCCCGCGGCGCGTTGGTCAATCTTGAGTTTGACAAAGCTGGCGGGCGAGAGGGTGATGTCGCCCTGCCAGCAGTAGGAGGCTGTGTCGGTGGTAAGTGTCAGGGCGAGCAGGTCGAGCGGCTCGCCATTGATGTCGGCGGTAATCTTGTTGTGCATGATGTATCCGGGGAGGATGGGCAGGTCGTTGGTGTTGCCGTCGTGCCAGCAGCGCAGCGGCAGGGCAAGGCGGGCAGAATCCCGCGCCACACGGCGCCGCGTGAATGGCAACGGCAGGCGGTGCGGTGGCGGGCGCAGGCGGCAGGGTGATTGGTCGGGCGGTGGCGGCGGCAGCGGGATGGGGTAATACTCGCA